CCATCAATAGTTGTACTATATGGTACAAACTCCATTTGATTAAATTCCTTTACACCTTGAATAACGGCACGGATATCATCTTCAAATGTTTTAGTTGGTAATAAACTGTCTACTTTATAAACATATTCATCCAATCTAATCATCGGTTCAGGTGCACCTATGAATTTTAAAAAGAATTCAATTGCAAGTCTCGTACCTTTTGATTTATATAAAAATGCAAGGTTTGAAATTAACCTTCTATAGAATTCAGATTCGGCTTCCACTAAGTTAGCACCTAATGATATTCCTTCATACTGTGAAGTATGTCTTGTATATAATGACTCTTGTAGAGTTTTTTCGTCGAATAAATTAACCGTTGATAATCCTAAAGTTTCAGATAAGTTTTTTAATAATAAATCAGGAACATTATTAATACCATCATAAGTTACATTTCTCATGTAAGCGATGTTATCAATAAACTTCTTTATCTTATCAAAACTTTGTCCATATATTTGAAATATTGCCTCACCCTTTTTTTCTTCGGTATCAAATTCAAAAAGTTGAGGTGCAGTTAAAAATCTAATTAATAGATTTGATTTATAGTCGTCAATTTCCTCACCTAAAGAACTTAACTTCTCAATATAGAAATTAAAATCAAGACCAACAATTTGTATGTTCCAATTGTCTCTAGATATTGGCCAGTTAATTTGTTCTGAAGTTAATTCAGTTGTATAACCGTCACTACTATCTCTTGGAACCGTGAAGTTAGCTTGATATTTTGGTGTGGTTTCTCTGTTTAACAAAACCGCCTGTAAATCGTCTAGTTGTTTGTAGAACTCTTCTGTAACCCCGTCGTTTGGTCTAATTAAATACGTACCCGTATATGTCGATGAACCGTTAAAACAATTACCTTGAACTTTTAGGTTGATTAAGTTATTAACATCAGGTTCAGAATAAACCAATATATTATAAGTTAATCCACTAAAATCTAAAACGTATTTTGTATAAGATGAAAAGAAATTTTTAAAATTATTCTCAGTTTGTGGTAACGTATTACTTTTTGGTTCAATAAAAACAACCCCCATTGGGTTGTAACTCGCAGTGTATTGAAATTTAAATTCAGTTGTATTTGTTACGGCGTCATATACAATAGATTCGGCAGTTAAATTAGATGCCAATCCGGGTGTTGTACCATCAACCATAACTCCCGATGGGAATTTTTTAATGATGTCTCCAACTGCCACTCCTAATCTCTGCTTTAATGAACCATATAAAGATTTACCAGCATCCGATTTGGAATTTTTAAATTTGATACTTTGTTTTTTCCCACCAAGTGGTAAAGTTTCAACTGCAGGACTTTCTTCCTCCTCTAAATTATCTAACGTGATAAAATCGGAAAAGGGTACCGTTCTAAATTCTTTACTATCTTTTTCTGGAATTACTTTATCAACGGCAAAATTGGTATTAGTCAGCTGACTAGACCCATCAGTAATTTGATTACCGACAAGACTATCACTGAACGTTTCCGCCCCACTCGCTGCCTGACTTGGTACCTTGTATCTTATTGTTGCCATTATTCGGTAATAACATTAAAGTTTAAATTTTCATCAATATCTGTTTTTCTTTCTCTAACCTCATATAACGTTTCGTTAAATTGGTCTTTAACCTCATATAGGTTATATTGTCTGTAGATACTGTTATTGTTATCGTAAATAGTGTAAACACCGTCAGATACAGATTTACTTTGGTTACCGTACAATGCGTGTGCTAATGTAGACGCGTCATGTTCAACCATTTCAACTTCAACGGTAGTTGGATTAAAATAAGTGTTAGTTAATATTATGTTTTGATTTGGTTGACCAATAAATGGTACCGTTGTTGGTCTTGTTGATGGTGCAGCACTTGGTGTTATAGTTAAAAACATAAAGTTTGTTGCCGCATCAGTGTACCTATATCTAATTGATTTTTGACTTGTATTTGTTGTGTTCGATATAACGGGTTCACAATAGAAATTTGATGTAATAATTCTGTAAAAATTTGGTATCTTTTTACCATTTGAATCCAAATACTCAACTCTATATCCAACTACACCCTGTGGTGAAAATTTACCCCTATCATTTGATGGGAGTGCACTTAAATCGATAACTAAACCCCTAACTGAGGGTAATGATGCCAATATTCCACAATCCGTAATTATCGTTCTAATTTGTTTAGGTCTCATGTGGAGAGTATATATTCCAAGTTCTGAGAAATCCGCAGCCGCTAGTTTTAGGTTATATAACCCACCAAGAACCTCTATATCTTCATTCACACCGGTTTCTCCATTATGTAAAACAGGAGTTAAATAATCCGATGCTGGACTTAATTTTTTAAATGTAACTGTAGAGTTTGCTGTTCTACCTGAAACATAGTGATAGAAGATATCAACATCGTCAGGTGATACATCTGCAGGTCTCACAATACCGTAACTACCAATTGCCATGTTTTTTTATTTATAAATATGATTTTTATTGTTTTTTTACATTAAAGTACCCACTTCCGTACACACTTATTTCTCCAACACTATCCATTTCTCCCAATCTTAGGTTTCTTTCCATGATTCCTTGTTTACCTCTTTCAACAAAAATGTCGGAAAATATCTGAGGTTCATCAACGAAACCGAGTAAATGTTCGTTTCTGGTTACCATTCCTTGGTACACTTCTTCGTTTTGATAAGATGCTGTTGTTCCCGTAATGTGTGTATATCCATCCTCATAATCCATATAATATAAACTATTTATAGAATATCCTGTATAGTTGGATGTAATTGTTAATCCAGAATACGCATTTACACTTCCATATTTTCTAACCTCATCAATTCTACTTTTACCGATTGCGATAAATGAAATATTTGTATTTTCGGTTTGACCTGTTAATGTTGTATAATTTTGTAAATAATTTTGAGTTTGTCCTGTTGGTGGTTCAGAATAAGGGACAGTAAAACTTAACGTACCCAAATCTGTAGGTATTCCATATGAACTAGTGAATGGAACCGTTACTTGTTTTTTTACTTTATTAACTCTCCACGGAGAATCAATTGTTACTTCAATTGTTTTAACTCCATTTGAAGAATAAGTGTGACTAACATATGGTAGATTAACATCATATACGGTTGGCATTGCCAATGTACTTGTTGTTCCATCACCCCACGATATACGAAATATTGCGTTAACTAAATCTTTTAGTTTATTTGTATTTGTTGTATTATAAACAGTAATAACGTTACCGTTACCTTTATATGTGAAATTACAAAATTGTTCATTTTGTTCAATGTCACCATCAAATGAAACCATGACACCCATTTCATCGGCACTACTCTCTAAAAAAATTGGTAAGTTGAATGTTAATCCTGTTGTTGGTCTTAATATTTGATGTTTTATTCTTTTCATAATTGTTATGTGGTTCCACCAATCGCTTCATAAAAATTTATTGGGTCACCAGATTCACCTATTCTATCACCGGTAGTACCATTATATCTAAATACTTGGTAAGTGTAATCTGTATTATTCATAACTAACTTATAATATGTGTCTGCAGTCTCATTTACCACAGTTGTTGGTGATATTGATTTATTATTAAAATTTAAAATTGAACCGTCCTTTGCATCAAAAAATCTTGCCGACATATAAAAAGTATCACCCGAAAATGTTGTTCCGTTTAATACTGAATTATCTTGGAACCAATAGAGATACATATTTTCTTTATTTCTATAGTTTGAACCGGTGAAAACTGGTACGTGAATAAAATCGTATAATTTTGTGTAATATATTTTTTCCCCTAATGGTATCGATAAGTTTTTAGAAAAAACTAATTTTCTATTACCTCTAGTTGGTGCTTCATTGTTTGGTGTTTTGAATAATTCCAATCTAAAAAAACTCTCAATTGAGGACCTCGACATTTGATTATTTTCATCACTCCTGATTCCAATATGTTCGTAGTCCAATCCACCAACATGTGTATTTAAACTATTATAAAAGAAAAATTGGAACCATATGTCGGTTTGTTCTACACTATTACCAACACTTGTGTATGGTTTATGAATATATCTAACTGTTTCAAAATTTTCAGTTGGATTGATGATACTTTTTAATACTTCTTTTTCGTATTCTTGAATACCTTCTTGCCATCCTAAATCTTGTCTAAAATTAGTTTCTGAATTTAGTAATAAATTACCATCTAAATCACTTTGTATTATTTTCATTAACAATTAGGATTAGTTTTTCCGCCATTTTTATTTTTATCGTTTGTTAAGTTGAAATTAATAATACCATCTTTTTTAGTTGTGAACGCCTTTTCATTTCTCAAATAAAAATTAATGTCATTATGTATGTAATGTGTATTATTCATAAATGGATAATCTACACCATATCCATCCACATCAACGTAACCTATATCGTAAACATCTCTCCATTTCCATAATTTTTCACTTGGAAAAAATCTAGCGTTATCTGGTAAAAACAAAATATCGTTCGTGTCTGATGTTTCAACGTAAGGTGATAGTTCTCTTATTTTGACCCTATAATGTGGTTGGTAATATAACCCAATTGGGTTATTTGATGTACTACCCGGATATTCTATATTAGATGATTGGTCGTGGTCAAACACCAATTGATTACTTATTATTTTATGAAAAGATTCGGATATTATTCTTTCTTTCATTTGTACTGGGTCATATTCAACAAATGCACCCGTTACCACATCACCCTTTGTTAGTGTGTTTCCCGTATAGAATGTAATTCCACTAATAGTCATAGGGGTTGATGTCATTCCACTTTCATTGGTACTTGTTCCGATGAAATGGTCATCAATCCAATAA